CGCCGAGCCGCTTGACCTTCTCACTGCCTGGTGGTGGCTGTAGTGACTCAATCCTGACCCCCACTGCGTAGATCGTCTGAGGTTCTCGGACACCTTTGAAGCGATAGAGGCCAACGCAAACATAGCGCGTTCCCTTCGGTGTGTAGCCATTGACTCGGCCTTTGATGTGTCTGAACGCCTCTTCGGTGAGGAGCACCTGACCAGCTTGGCAGAGGCTCATGGTACGCGCGGCGATGTTCTTAGCCACCCCTTCAAGCTCGACCGGTTTAGCGCCGACCATCACGTCAAGCTCATCCTGCGTCACCTCTGCGACGATGCCGACATGTAGACCTATCCTCGTGTTAATCTTGATCTTAGGTGGGATGTCACGCTGATAGATCAGGCAGAAGTTGACCGCGTTAATGGGGGATTCAAACGAGAGCAGGAAGCCATCACTACGGTCTATCTCTCGACCGTTAAAGCGATGCATGAGAGAGCGCGTGAGGCGATCATGGTACTGAAGCCACCGCGCCGCCTTCATAGGGCCGACTCGTTGGACGAACTTGGTGGACCCGATGAGATCGAGGAGGACTATGGCTAATCGTCTCTCTCTGATCTCCATGATTCACTCCTGATTGACATCAATATCCACACCGACGCTACCACATTCACCATGATTATTGAGATCACTATCAGAGTCGCTATGCTCATCGACATCCTCACATATACAGTCAACTCGACCACACCTAGCGCATAGGGTCTCGTCGAGATCTTCACACATTAGTGAGACTCATCGTAGGCTAGATCACCGAGGAGCGCGCCGAGCGATATTGGGAAGTGTTTCATCAGGATAAACCGCGCGGCCTTTGCTACTGCCTGAGTCTCAGGTTGGCTATGGGGGTCAAGCCGAAGCCTCAAGAACTTCGCCCAGTTGTTGAGGTTGCCGCTCATCCAAAAGTGAGTATAGAGGCTCTGCGGTAGCACAGCGCGCGCCTGCTCACGAGCGACGCCAGAGGCTAACATCAGCTCATAGAACGCGGCGCAGTTTACATGATGCTGATCCCAGCATTGCAGCCAGTGCTCAGACTCTTGGACCGTTTCATCGGTCGAGCATTGCAGAGAGGTCTGGTGTTGCTCGCGGAGCTCCTCAGGCATCCAGAAGGCGATCCGATCTGAGGTGTAACGTCGGCTCACCTCGTTAAATGAGAAGGTGCGATGACGCATGATCTGAGAGCGAACGAAGAGAGGACACGAGATCTTAAGAGTCGCTGCGCAATGTTCAAAGGGTGAGGTGTGGTTATGCCTCGCCAGGTACTGAATGAGCTTAACGTCTCGATCTGTCATCTGCAGCCGTGAAGAGGTTGACTCATCATAGAAGCTCACCCGCGCTGAATGAGCCGGCGTTGAGTCGTTACCCATCGAGGACACATATTTCACCTCGCCCACATCGTCATTGTAGATTCTCAAAAGCTTCTCCTCTTGGCTCCACCTACTCTGACTCTACGATCTTTAGAGGCTGAGGAGCGTGGTTGATATTGGCGTTGATCTACGATTGAGTCAGCCCATCGCCAAGTTATGCAGTCATATCTTAAGGCGTCAAGCGGATCCTCACGCCCATCCTTCTTAGGTTGCTCTTTATTGTCCCACCCATAGCTCATCAGAGCTTTCCTGATGCTGTTACCTGTGGCGCGCTCGCCACCATCCCAGACCTCTTTGGTGATGAGATACTGACCTCTCGCGAAGGCCCTCTTAAGACGCTGCACCCCGTTGAGAATGTCGGTTCTGATCGGGTCGGTGTTAGACCTCAACGGCATCCCTAGCCCATCAGGTGGAGCGGCGCGCATCGCTCGAAATGCTGAGCGCCCTGTCTGATCGTTGCGAGCTCTACCAGCCTTGTCAGCCACTCCATTATCAAGCCATATCCTCTCTCCTGGTGCGGAGCTCCTCAACGAGCGCGGCCAAGCGATGGCGAGTATGAGGGTGGCGAGCTGAGAGGTGGTCACCTCTTGGGGGTTGATCTCGTGGCAGATGACATCAGCGCCGAGTTCCTCATCATGTACGATGATCAAGACTGATGGCTTCCTGAATCCCCAGTCTATAGCGATTCGTCCTGACATGCTCGGCTTATACTCCCACCCGCTGATGACGTGGCGGCTCTCGTCGAACTCGGAGTAGATGAGCCCTGATGGTGGCCTTGGTCGATTCATCACCATGGCCTCACGCTCGGCCTCAGGTAAGAGCTTAGTGGCCTCAAACCACTCGGCGCTGAGGTTGGCGCTGTTTACATAGCTAGTGAAGAGGAGAGGTTGACATTCTGCCTCCTCAGCGAGGTGACACCACCACGCGCCGCTCACTGGTAGACCCACGAGGATCATGATGGGGCTCGGTCCAGCTCGGAGACGACCCATGGCCTTATGGGCGACCTCGGCGCTTAGCGTCTGACACTCATCTATAAGACAGACGCCTGATGTGATGTTGAGACCCTCAAGAGGGTTATGGGTCGCGTCTCGTGTGCCAGGTCGATAATACGAGCGACACCAAACAGTCGAGCCATTCGGCGCTGACCACTGCCTAAGAGTATGGTTATACGTCCAACCTAGTGGGCTTAACCACTTCTCCATCTCAGGCATCAAGACGCTGTTGTATCTAGGGTTGGTATCAGTGACCAAGAGACTAGACGTGTTAGGCCTCACTCGACTCACGAAGAGGAGAGCGAAGACAAGCGCCGAGGTCTTACCTGACCCCCACCCACAACGAGCCGCGATGATCCGCTCATTAGTCGCTATGCGTGAGATGATCCCATGCTGCAGCTCGTTAAGGTTGATGGTCACCCTATCGGCTCCATACCCCATAGGGTCACGCGCCATCTGACTGAAGTAGTCCAACCATGCTCTGAGACATCGGTGGTGATCACATCAGCGCCAACCTCAACATCTACGTGATCCATATGAATGATGTTAAGATCATCACCCTTCTGATCTGAGGCCAATACGGTATGGTCACCACCCTCAATCCTATAGCTCGACCGCTTCTTACTTGGCGTCGATGTCCATGAGCGAGTCAGGAGGCATCTAGTCATCATTCTCTTCTGTGTCATTGTTCGCCTCTTCATATGGTTTACTGATCTGTTCAAGCATAGAGATCACGATGTCATCAGCCTTCTGCCTCGGATCGTTCACATTAACCTCAACCTCGCGCCGAGCTCCCCACTCATTAGGCCAACGTCGCGCCATGATCTCTAGGAAACCACGCCACTCTCTCTTCTCTCTGGCAGAGATGAGCGCCTCGTTTAACATGACATCCTTAGCCTCAGCTTCAGCTGACTTAACGCGCTTAGTCCAATCGCCATCCTCACCGCTCTCCTCAAGCCATCGGTAGTATGTTGATTTGGATATGCCGCTTAGATCGCAAGCTGTGACTATGGTGTGTCCACATTGAAGCTTCTGTATCAATGTTTCCTTGGCGCGAGCTATGGCTTGTTTCTCATTGCGCTTTCTTCCCATGCTGACCTCAAGACTTTCTCTACTAGGTCTCTAAGTTTAACAGACTGCTGCCGACAGTGCTCGTCAGGATCTCCCTCTAGCCGAGTGACTAGCATTTCATCAAGGCGATTTAGAATCTCAGCGTACTCCCTCGCGCGCGCGCGTTGGCAGTGTCCTTTTTGTCCTTTTGGATTTGTCATTTGCCTAAGCTCCACGTCTCTTGTAACTCATTATTTAAGCGCCTTACTATTCGGCTGATCTGCTGCCTAGCATAAGGCTTGCCTTTGCTGTTCATAACTCCCTCTAGGTGAAGTCGGCGCGTCATCTCTCGCTGAGTTAAACCTTGATTGATGTAGTTCATTAGAAGCGCCTTAAGTTTAGGATCGCTGTCTTCTGCCCTATGTCCTCGTGTGCCGACTTTGCGCCCTACTTTACTGTTGACTTTAGTTTTAAGAAGCTTGGCCGACTTTGCTGGCAACTCCACGCCTCGGACCCATGTTCCTATGGTTGGAATCGTAGGAGCTGTACCGCGCCTCGTCATGACCCCCTCCTCAATGCAGCGCTCAAGGATCTCCCTGTGAGTCAAGCCCTCAGCTCTCCAGGCTCTCACCTTTTCAAGCTTAGCCGCCTCTGACTCATCGCTCTCTATATAAGTGAGACCATCAGTCTTGACCTTGAGCTCTCCAAGTTTAGCGTTACCTAAACGCAGGCCTCGATCTCTCTTACTTTTAATCTGACTCTCAAAGTAAGACGCCCTTGTATCTTTTTCATGCTCAGTAAACTCACTCAAAAGTGATGACGCCACATCTTGACTAGATGCGCTCGTTGAGCTCGACGCTTGCACCTCCAATGATGAAACGATCCTTGATATTGAGGCAGTGACAAAGCCCCAACCAAGACGGCCTGAGACTGGGATAGCATCTGCTTTAGCTAAGTGAGACTTAAACTCTTTAAGTATCTTATCAGCATCTTCATCGGTCATTGAGCTTGGCAGGACTTTGACTAAGCTGTTGGCCTTCTTAAGATAATCACTCTCAACACCCTTAAACCACCACCAGAACAAAGATTCGTCTGAGGAGTCTGGATTATCCTTATGGCACTCAGCACACATCAAGACAATGTTAGATGGATCATTAGACCCACCCAAACAGTCAGGGATTACATGACAGCGGTGAAGGCCTAAGCCATTGGTTCTGTAGTTTGAACGACCGCTTCTGATAGTCTTCTCACAAGCCCAACAGTGAGCAGAATCAAGATCTATGGAGCTTAGCTTTTCAACTACGCAGATCTCATAATCTCTTTTGATTTGTCTCACCCTCTCTTGGCCTTGATCTGAAGTCCACCAAGAGGCGATCTTATATGTTGATGGCAATTGTTTTCTGTTCATGTGTCTCTCTCATTCCCCATCGGGGCGCATTAATAAGTTTAACGTCGTGTGAACCCATCCCCATAAGGAGCGTCCTGAGGCTGACTAAATGGCGTCTCAGGTCTGATCTGAGGCTCAGGAGGCAAAAACTGATCAGGCTCGCGAGCTGAAAGATCCCACCACTTGATCACTCGGACCTCCCACTGTCGGCGCTGTTGTGAGTCTTGGTAAGACTTCAACTGTC